ATTCTCAATAATTCAGGGTTCTACGTCTGAACTAATTTTTTTGTGCTATCTGAATATCATTTACCAAAAATAGAAAAAATTTTTAAACAACAAAACTTTTATATTTTCACACTATCATTAACCCGGAGCACTGATTAACAGCCCTCCACAAAACGTTAAGTATGGCACCCAAACCAGGCCCCATTCAACAAAAAGCACCTGCCGCTACGGTTTACTTCCGTAGAATCGTTCCTATCAACCCGGAACTGAAATCAGGTCAAACAAAGCCACCCACGTACATTAAGACAGAAGACACTATCCTTTGGCCTTACCGGCTGCATGAGGATAAAGAACCTTCGGCTATCCCTGTTTCAACTACCCCTGAAGCATTTCAGGAAATGTTTAAGAAAGGATGGAACATCCAATGGCTACCCAGAACAATCCGGTATGTACATGGATTGCAGACCTTCTTCAAAGACGAGCAGGAACCCGGTGGAAGGGAATTAAGCAGAAACGTACTGGATAACTACGTTAACCGTGACGCATTGGTTATGATAGACGGAGAAATAAAAATACCAGGATTCGATTCAGTTCGTATCGGATACCTTACTTGTATGAACCAGTGCGAAAACCAGCATCACTTGGCTAAAAGATACCAAAACGCTACCCCGCTGTACAGATTACTTGACTTTTCTATCAAGGATAGAGAGAAAGTTGAACTCGGTAAACTCAGGGAGAAAGCATACAAGCTGGCTACCGATGCAAGAACGCAGGATATGTTACCACATGCAAAATACCTGGGTATTCAATTCCTGATTCCAGAAACAGGAGAAGACAGGGATATCGCTTCAATCAAAGAGGATTACAAAGAATATGCTTTGAATCGCCCTCAGCACTTTGTTGATAGCTTCTCTGATCCTAAAGTGAAGATTGTATTCTGGTTACAGGATCTGATCGAAAAAGCACATATCGTAATTAACTCAGGAAGAGCTATCTGGCAACAGACGGGAACCGAAATTATGGTTATTCCCCCTGATAAAACTCCTACCGATGCCTTAGCCTCATTTGCTATGTCTGAAGCAGGGGACGAGTTTGCTGCACAGCTCAGGGCTTTCAAAACAACACAATTAGAAGAAGCCTAAATCATAAAGACCGATAAGGTCGGCCCCGGTTCCATTGCCGGGGCTTATTTTTATGTTACAGAAGATAACCATATACGGTATTGAGGGTGAGATACCCGATGTTCCTAAGCTAAACACAATAGAGGGGCATGATTTACCTATAGAAGAACAGTACTTCCGTAGGCGTGAACTACCTGTGTACATGCAGGCAGAAAATATCGTTTTTGATGATGACGGGGACCCGATATACACTGATCAGCAATTAGCCTATGCCAAGGAAGAACTAGACCGATGTGAGCATGGCCACTGGGTTATGATCAAAGGAGTACCTACGTTTTTTAACATGTGGTACTACTATTGGCTAACTTACTGGACCTTGGAAGATGGAAACCGACCAGAGCACCGGGAATGTGACAGGATATTCTTTTTATTTTTCCAGTTTTGTTATCGAAATCCGTTTATAGCTGGGATTCTTAGAGGAAAGGCTAGACGGGAAGGGGCTACATCTCATGGTACGTGCATAGAGATGCACATAGCTACTTTTGATTATAACAAGCGTATTGGTAATATCTCAAAGACCGGTCCGGACGTATCGGATATGTTTACCAATATGATTGTTTACGCTTTTAAAGCGCTGCCTATATTTCTAAGACCACGTACTGACGGTCCAGAAGATCCTAAAAATGAAATATCGTTTAAGCGCCCAACAAAAAAGAAAAGCCAGAAAGGGGTAGCCGATACCTCCCGGAAAGGTCTTAACTCGATAATCACTAAGCGTGACACTACCCTAAACTCATACGACTCAGGTAGATGGTCTTTTATCCTGATAGATGAAGGCGCAAAATGGATAAGTGTTAATATTTCTAAATACTGGAACATTGTAAAACAAGTGTTAGTAAGGGGTGCCTCCCGTGTGGGCTTTGCTTATTTGCCCACTACGGTCAATCCTCCGAACCAAGGGGGCTCTAATTTCCGTACCCTGTATAATCTAGCTGACCAGTTTAAATACCCGCTAAATCGGCTCCCTAAAGGCTTGGTGAAGTATTTCAAGCCGGCTTATGACGGATTATCTGGGTTTATTGATAAATACGGGCACAGTATCATTGAACCACCTGATGAAAAAACACTAGAGTTTTTAATACAAAAAAACCGGGAGGCTAAAGAAGAAGAGCGTATACCAGAAGAGTATTTAAACCTAGGGGCTAAACAATACCTGGCTTACAAGCGATCTCTGCTAGAGGACGATGACGATATATCCGAAGAAAAAAGGATGTACCCCGTTATCGAATCCGACATGTTTGACTTCGGAGATGTGATCAGTCCTTTCTCTATTGAAAAGATAGAAGCCCAGGAAGCATGGCTTAAAGAAAATCCTCAGCCGCTAAGACGGGGTGATTTTGTTTACAACATGATCACCAAAAAAGTAGAGTTTCAGGATAATAAAAAAGGCTTCTGGCTATTACGTAAAACACTTAACGATGGGGAGTCTAATAAATTCAGCATTGATGCCAGAAATGTGTGTCACCCGCTAAATACCCATAACTACGGTGGGGGTGCCGATACCTTCAGGTTTGACAATACCCAGGAACTAGGTTCTAAGGGTACCATCTGGATAGGTAGTAAACTTGATATAAGCAAACCGGAAGAGCAGGAAGGCGGCGAACCTGTTGCTTTCTACATAGGCCGGCCTAAGCTGACGGAAATGTTCTGGCGGGAGTTGTTACTAGCCTCACTTTACTACGGGTGTACAATCACAGTCGAAAAAGATGCTACCCAGGAATTCATTAAATACTTTCAGGGGACTATGCCCAATTTTATGCAGGCTAACTGCTTGCCGATGCTGGGTAAAAAGCCTGATATCGCTATTGATCAGACAAGAAAAAGAAACAAAGACAAGGATATGGGTTACGGAGCTTCTTCTGCCGATCCTTTTGTATTTGCTAAACAGATAGAAATTGCTGTACTGTATGTCTATAAATACTGCTACAAAATACACTATCCGGATCTGCTCGCTGAACTAAAGATGTTTGACCCGTCTAACCGGACACAATTTGACCAGACTATCGGGTTTATGATGATGCTCCTTAACTGCATGGGAGACTTCCAGCAAAGAAAGATTGAGAAAAAGAAGTTTAAGCTACTTCGCTATTACCAAAAAGTAGCCTAAGCCGCCTGCTGCTGTGGTTGCGGTTGCCCCTGTGGCTGTCCCTGACCTTGTTGCTGTGGAGGCTGGTGAGCCTGGTCGTTCTGTGCTACCGTATTGCTGATAATATAATCCATCAAAGGCATCATTTTAGCCAACCCATCTTTATCACCAGAGGCAATAGACTCTTCGTATACCTTAGCCACCAATTTAACCACTTCTTTATAGGCCTCGTTATCTCCGTGGGCTTTTTCAATAAGTATTTTAGCCTGCGCCTGTGCTTCAAGCTCTTTAATCTTACCCTGAGTCTTTGTTTCAGTAGACATCTGCTGTACTTTCTGATTCATCTCCATCTGCATCTGAGCCTGTGCACGTGCTTGTTTCTTAGCCCTTTTCTCCATCTGATCAAGATACATAGTAGCGTTCTCGTGTGACATCTTCTGTATTTTGAGCGCCTGAGAAGGTGTGAGTGTACCCCTCTGCAGAGATGCTTCTACCATCATTTCAAGATATTGTGCATCGGCAGATTTAGATACCATGTTGATATTAACATCAAACGTAGCATCCATCATATCCCGGTTGATACCGGCCATCTGCTTATATTCTTCTCCTTCAAGAACAATCATGTCCCACAAAGCATAGGCTATCTTAGTAGCGTTCTGCTCCATAATCTCTATGTAGGCATCGTACACGTATTCTGTATTGTTATTAGCCGCCTGCACCTGGTTATCGCTAACTGCTTTACCTCTTTTAGCCGGTACCGCACCACCCAAACTATCCTGGTTAACACCCCACTCGTCATTAAGCCTCTGTAGCCAGAAGTTATACAACTGGATAAGCATAGTTATCTGAGCTACGTTTCCACCAGTTTTTATCTCCCTAAAAGGTGACTTGCCAGGTTCCCCAAACCCGGTACCTGACTGATCGGTGCTGTCGTAGTATGCCCGGCCCGTTGCATCGTATATCTTCATTAGTTCCAACGGTTCCTGTGGACCTTGCCCTAAATCAAGGGAATGTAGGTTAGCGATATCAACCTCTAACCCGTCTGACTTCATCTGTGACACCATCTTGGCAATGTTCAGGACAGTCATAATCATAGCCCTTACTGCTGGGATACCTCTTTCGAGCAAAGAAGGTACATAATACCCGTCTGCGTTAGGATACACCACAGAATAGTTTAAAAAGCAATCAACCCCATTTTGGTAAGGTCGTATGATATAGGGGGACACATCCCAGTGAAGCATGATCTTGGTATTCACGGCCCATACGCCACAGTATACGTTAAAGCGCTCTGTTTCTATCGGGGTTGTGGAGTTTGACGGCCCAGGTCTTCCCTTCTTTTGGTGTACCCCGGTGGTTCCATCTTCACGCTTAAAAGAAACATGGTATTCCTTGTCGTAAACCTTTACCTCATAATCGTAAACAAGGATAGAATAATCGTCATAAGGACGGTTAAAAGAAGAAATGTATGATTCGTACCAGGTAAGGTTATCCGTCTGATTTAAGCCTGTCTGTGCGTTTTGGGCAAGATCAAACCACTCTTTTTCTGTAACCTTGGGGTATTTACGCCTGGCTTCTGATATTTTTATCGGGTAAGCCTCTCCGAAAATAGATACATCACTACCGTTATCGTTCTCGAATATGTTGTAAACGCAGTTCTTTGGCTTGCATCTGCGTATAAATAACCGGTTGGCCAGCGTCTTACCGCTGGTTTTAGGCATCTTCTCTAGCTTGGTTGCCATCAGGTTAGTTACACATCCATCACGCAATAGTTTACGTTTCAGGTAGTCTTTGCCGCTATTCTCAATTATCTGGTCAATGGTTTTCTGGAAAAAAGCCTCTTCCGGCAGCCGGTATTCAATTTTGTAGTAAAGATCAAGTTCGTCATCGTCTTCCGGAACATACCCCTTTTGCAGTTTAAGACCAGATATTTTCTCCATATTCTTGATCTTCTCCTGCTCTTCCATGTACATCTTAGAAACCTGCTTCTCCTTTTTCTTGGTCTGCTCTGCCAGAGCATCGGTAGCCTTAACTGATGGTTTTTCGTCACGGTTCATAAAACCACCCAAAATATTAGCCAGGTACCGGGGAATCAGTTTTACTATACCTCGGTCTATATTGATCAGGGACTCGTTACCCTGTATCCCCATCAACTGAAGGAATTCTCTATTGTCTGTGGTACCCTTAGCATACTCCTCATTCTTATTCCACTGTTCGTATCTGTTCTGGTAGTACCCATTGTTTCCAAAGGATACAAATGTCCACATCTGCTCAGATAATTTAAGCCCGTATTCAGGCTTCCTTTTCTCAGAAGGTACTTCAAACTGGATTTTAAGTAAGGCATCAAAATCCGGGGTGTTGAATGGGCTAGAGCTCACTTGGGTATATTTTGATTACAAAATAACGAAATTATGCGATTGGTTGCAGGTATTAAAAAGCCCCCTTAACCAAAAAAGGGGGCTCCCATAACCAAAAAACAAAATGAATTCAGATTACAAAGATAGTGTTATGCGCTGAATTGTATTGCGTTTACCCTGTTAATCCAGCCGTTATAATATTCTTGATCAGATGGATTAGACGCTACGATTGCCTGATACCTAGCAATACGCTTTTGTTTTAATGACTCAAATAAAGAAGCCTGATCTGCTGCATTAATAGCGGCTAAGGTATTTGCTCCAGGATGCCCATCTACTGTCACGCCTACTATTGACTGAACAAATTTGGCTATTAGCACCCTTCCTTGATTTAACCCTGCATCTACGACATACTCAGCTACTAACTGATTGTTGATACTATCAGCGCTAAAATGGTCCCAGTATAGTTTTTTAAGCACCTTGGCAGCATCTTCAGCGGGTAACGCCTTTACGTCCTGCCAATCAATTTTCCCGTCTCCATTTTCATCCAGGTTATATTCCTGAAGATCGTCTACTGTAAGACCGAATTTTGTAGCCCCTCCGGTGTCGTTTGGGTCGTTTTCAAAAACTGTTCCCTCTAGTTTATTTTCTAGGGGAAAATATTGATTAAAATTTGCCATTACGTTTTGCTTTTAATATATGATGTAACAGAAGAAATTGCCTGTGGTATTACTTTTTTAAAGTCAAAGAATATAGCCAGGGCAAGTAATACCAGAATCCCGGTTATAATCCAACGAAGACTAGATATCGTCCCATCCTTATTTTTTATCTCGGTGTTTAATACCCCAATCATCCCGTCACGGTTAGCAATTACCTGGTAAGCCTTATTGGTGCTATCCCTCCATCTATCGGCTTCTGAGTGATCGGTAATGGTTGTATCTCCAGGGACTATTACCTTAACCGGATGTGCTAGGTATTGCTTCTCCGCTTGATCATAACCTAGATCATAGGCTTCGATAGCGGCCTGTGCACAGTCCTTTACGGTATCCTTGGCCAGTTCTTTTTTAAGGCTATCAATTAAAAATCGCTCGTAGTTGGTATCCCTCACCAAAACATCGTTGTTTACGTATATAGTTTTAGGGGGTGATACTTTAACGGAAGTGTCTTTTGGGTGGGCATCGTCCCACTTGCTTACCACTTGCTGCTGTAGTGGTTCAGAAGCGTTTACCCGGTTAACCGCTGCAGTATCCTTTCTGGCAGCTATTTTTTCCGGATTACAGCTACTAAATAACAAAGCCGCAATAAATACGGCTAAGGCTATTAAAAGAGCAATCTTCACTCTTTTAACCCACCATGGGTTTATATCATTAAACAGACTCATCGGTATCATTTTGTATTTGGTTTTTTAAGTGTCGCTGACGTATTTGGTAGGCTCTTTCGTTATTACTGATATGCGCTTCTCTCCATTTCTCAAAAGACCTGGCTATTGTAGTCATTAAAAATACAATAGCTAAGACGCTTACTACTGACTGATACGGTTCCGATAACTGGAATATCTGTTCTTTCGGAATTCCTAGAAACGTAGCCCATTTACCGAAAACGGACATTAGCGTAATTGGCCAGCCAAGGCACTGTATGATTATCCAAGTTATCTTAGCCGATGCCATTTTATCAGTTTTTTGATTTGTGGGTATAAGGTGATTATACATATCAATAGTATTTCTACCAAAAATAGTCCAAATATTACAGAAATCCTATTAGCAGAAGCATAGTCACGGATAGCGAAAAATTGCCAAACCCATCTCACTAAAAAGAAGCCACCTATTAATACCCATACAGCCTTATACGCTTTTGCTGGATATACAATGCAAAGGGACAAGAGAATGTCTTTTCCCTTGTCCCAAGCATAGTAGTATTTATTCCATAATCCGTTAGGATCATAACCATAATCAGCCGAACAGTACCCTAATAGCAGCCCAATTAGAATAAACGATATAGTTAGTGGGTGCAGGTACTTTCTCATTATTCTGGTTTTATAGGCGGTACTGGTGGCGTATCTCCGCTATCCTGTACCTGTTGTACTGGCGCAGGCGTTGTAGTTGGAGTCGCTGATACCGGAGTAGTCGGTGCAGGCGCTCCTAACCCAAACTTAACAGCAAGATAAGATCCAGCGACACCGGCTGCAGTGTGCAATAGCAAGTTCCAATCTATAGCCGTAGCGGTAATAGCCGCTGCCGCAAAAGAGATAATCCCTGATCCTATAGCCAGAACAAGGCCACTGATCAAATCTGTTACGCTAACGTGTCCCAGAAAGGATGTTGAACTTAAAGACGGGAATACCAGGTTCTTTCCTAAGTAAACCAATAAGTTTCCAATCAGGGTAATAGCCAGAACTGTCCAGGCAGTCTTCGTTGCCGGGAATCCGTTCTGCTGGAAGAAACTTACAGCCACGGCTCCCAGAGCTGTAGCCAGTGCGGTAATTGATAACTTTGTTGTTGTCGTTGCCATGATTTTACAAATTTAGTGTTGATTTAAACGTTTTGTTAGGGTGTTTTAACTGTAAAAATTTCGGTGTTTTTCTATTTGGTAAATCAGTTTGTTTTTACTATTAAGCCTAATGAATTAATCTGTAACGATACCCATGTTTGTCCGTTGTCGGTAGTTATACATACCCATTGATTATTCCCCTTAATTGGGTCGGTAGTTGATTGGGAATTGTACAAAGACATACCTACTGCTATTACGGGTAAATCTCTGTAATAAGGCCTGCCTGAATTTCTGTTATTATACGCATCGGTAGCACTTGCGTATAACCCTGCCGTACCCATGTAAAAGTATTTGGCATTTGCGTTGGGTGTAATGTTTGTTGATGTTTGAGTCGGTAATGTTACCGAAGGTGTACAGTATGACAATGATACTGCCATTAAAATTAAAATGTATTTCATTGGTTTTATTTTTAACATGATGATGAGAATGATAATAAGTTACCGCCTGAATCAATTTGACAACCATATTTTACTCCGCCTATACTTATACTGTAATAAGTTCCTGCACCTGCCCCTACAAATGGAATTGATAAAGCGGGATCTGTATAGAATTTAGTAATCGTTGGTGTAGGTGTTGTGCTCATTGTGTTTATGCTTGCATACATTGAAGTACCCCCACTTGCTGCCGCCCTTGCTGCCGTACAGCTACCGTATGTTGTAGGATAGTTATTAAATATAAAGGCGTAACTAACGGGGCAAGAACCGCTTTGTGCTATGTAGTATCCCGAATACGCATTTTGCCTAAGATAGTACCAGTTTCCCCCATTATAAACATAAGTTTTATCAGTCCAACAACAATTAATAACCGTTCCTATACTTAAAGATGTGTTATAACTTAAATTATCTGTTCTTCCTGAAAGGTAATTATCACAAGCTAGTGCAGACGAATACCACCCTGAAGGGTTGCTATGGTTTAATGCACTATCGTAAACCGTTATTGTATTGGGTAAGTAGGGGGTTAAGTCGGATTGCCAAATAAGTTGTTTATTACCCCTAGATGCAAAACCCGCATTTCCAACCGTATCTATGTAAATATAATATGCAATACTATCCCTTTCTATTAGTCTATACAATCCGTTTGTAGGCAGTGCATTTTTAATTTGGAATACATAGTTTGTGGTTGCATCGGTTATAGCCCCCCATGAAACGCATTGCCCTGAAGTAAGCGAACCCCATGTTTGTTGAGAAAAACAAGAGTTAATAGAAATAAGTAATATCAATAATGTTTTAACTAATCTCATTTCAATTTAGATTTAAGTTTAATTAATTCTTTTTTTAATTCAATAACTTCTTTTTGTAGGTCGTATATTTCCTTTGTATGTAATTCTGTATAGTTTACTGATTTCATACCATTACCATCCGTATTAACTAAGAAAGGATATACTTTTTCTACTTCTTGTGCTATATACCAAAAATGTTTTTGTTTGGTTGAATCTGATTTCCAACTACCTACTACAAAATCAAACCCGTTATCAGTTTTATATCTATTTGTAATGTTCTTTAATCTAATATCTGAACTATTATAAAACGAACTTGCTGTAACAGAAGAAGCAAAAGTAGCCTGTTGTGAACTGTTAAATGATAA